CAGTAGGTTTGTAGGGCAGATTACAGTAGGTTGGGATAAACCCCCAGCCGATTTAGAACAAACTAAAGCAATGCTTTTTATTGCTGCAACTATGTTATCAAGGAGTAAGAAATAATGTTACCTCTAATGGCACTAGTCGATGTAGGAATGAAAGTCCTAGACAAGTTTATTCCTGATCCTGAAGCCAAAGCCAAGGCTCAAAAAGAACTCTTACAGATGCAACAAGAAGGCAGACTAGCAGAGCTTAATGCCGACAATATAGAAACCCAAGAACTTACTAAACGGGCGCAAGCGGATATGGCTAGTGATTCTTGGCTATCCAAGAACATTAGACCAATGACCTTAATCTTTATTTTGTTTGTTTACACCAGTTTTGCTGGCTTATCCGCTGCCGAAATTGAGGTCAACAATAACTATGTAGAACTGCTTGGTCAATGGGGTATGCTCATTATGAGCTTTTACTTTGGTGGTAGAACCCTCGAAAAGATTATGGACATGAAAGCTAAGAAAAATGATAACCCCGCTTAGTCTGCACTTTACTCTTGAGGAGTTAACCCATACCGATCATCGGCAGTTGGATAACACCCCAAACACGGATGAACTAGCAAACCTTACCCGCCTTGCTAAGTTCTTAGAGCAAGTTAAAACTGCACTAGGTGGTAAGCCAGTAATGATTAATTCCGCTTTCCGTAGTAAAGCCGTGAATGATGCTGTTGGAAGCCGAGATTCCAGCCAACACCGAATTGGGTGCGCTGCTGACATTCGTGTGCCAGGCATGACCCCTGATGAGGTGGTCAAGGCTGTGATGGCTGCTGGGCTTGGATACGATCAGATCATTCGAGAGTTTGACCGCTGGACACATATTTCAATCCCTAACAACCCAGAGGACAAGCCTAGACAGCAAGCCCTCATTATTGATAAACAAGGAACACGCCAATATGCCGCTTAAAAAAGGTAGTAGTGAAAAGACCGTATCCGCTAACATTAGTAAAATGGTCAAAGAAGGTCGCCCACAACCGCAAGCAATTGCGATTGCGTTGCGTACTGCTGGAAAACCCAAACCCCGTCAAATGAGAAAAGGAACTCGATAATGGAAAACAAGGTACTTGAACCCGTAGAGGATCGTGGCAAGTCTGCCAAGCAAATGGAGAGAGAAGGTGGCAAGCGTGAAGCTGCTAGGCAAGAGTTTGAGATGGCTGGTAAAGCAATCACACGAAATGAAATGAAGCGTGATGCCATGAAGAAGGCTTCTGGTCGTAAGATGAAGCGTTAATGTCAAAAAAGAATCCTAGTCTGTCTGTTGGGCGTGGAGAGAAGCTATCTGTAAAGGCTGGCGCTGGCTTGACTGCTAAAGGTCGAGCCAAGCTAAACCGAGCTACAGGCAGCAATCTCCAAGCACCAGCACCTAACCCTCGTACCAAGTCTGACAAAGGGCGTAAGGCATCATTCTGCGCTCGTATGGCTGGAGTTGTGCGTAAGGCTAAAGGTCCAGCGACTAGGGCTAAAGCATCGTTAAGGAGATGGAAATGCCGATAAAGAAGGGTTTGTATTACAACATCAATAAGCGCAGAGAGAAGGGCTTACCGCCTAAAGAGCCAGGACAGAAAGGCTATCCAACCAAGGAAGCCTTTGTTCGTTCAGCCAAGACAGCCAAGCGCAAGACTAAGCGTGGCTGAAGATAGCCATTACTATGACAAATAAAAAGCCCGCACAAGGCGGGCATAAGTTACTTCGGATATTTAACTACTCCCACATCAATCCATTGGGTAGCTTGATTAGGAACTTGTTTTTCTATCGTTGAATCTATTAAACCAACTCCAAACTTACCATCTGTTTCAACAACCCTATAAAGCGTTGCATCTGGTAAATCATTAACGACAACAAGCTCACCAACATTAGGTAGTTTTTTCATAATTACTTCTCCAGTTAGGTTAAAGAACAGTAGATGATTTCCCATCTACATAATCATTATAACATAACTAATCTTATTAATCAATAGGTATAAACCCTAATAAGAAATGTAGCTCATTACGCCTTTGGCTAAGTTATCCACATCGGCATCTTGGCAAATAAGTAGGTCAAGGTAATACAGAGTTACTTGGGATTTGCCGTGTTTCATTCGATCAACATACGAGTTTAAGGTGTTGACCATATCCCAATCCTTTGTAAATCCAATTAAGCAGCCAAAGTTATCAAACATCCAAATATTGTTATATCCAAGTTCTGATAGCTTTTGATTCATTGCATAGTATTTAGCATATTGATCGGGCAACTTAAAATCTTCTTCAATGTAGATGGGTGGCTTTTGGCTAAACGAGTAACTGTCAATCACATCCCAATCGTAACCATCCACATCAATCTTGAGTAAGCCAATATCCTTCACCTCAAACTGCTCGATTACCTTGTCTAGTAATTTATATTGCGTACCAATCTTAGCCCGATCTACCTGAACCCTGTTGCTAATCTGCAACACATTCTTGTGCAAGTGCTGTAGGTGCTTATCCTCTGGCTCAATGCACACGAACTCTAGGGCTGGATTCTTAACGCCCATGGCTACCGCTAATGCACCACAGTTTGCACCGACATCCACCACCGTACCCTCAAGGTAACTAGCTAAGTGTGGCAAGAATCTGTCATACAAACGGTGCTTCTGTTGGTACACCGCCACTAAGTTCTCATCATTAAACTCTAATTGCTTGCCTTCTACTGTATGTATTTTCATAGTTATGCCGTTGGTGTAAGTTGACCTTCAAAGGCATAAGTGCCAATGTGCGATAGCTGACACCATGGCGCAGCATGAACTTGCCCTCCCGCTTCACGCCAGATACGGCAAAAGTGGTAATCCTCGGAGAGCAGACGATTAGTGCCTGGCTCAATGGAAGTGGTAAAGAACTCTTTGATCGGCTCAGACTGTTGCATCTTGCCACCTAGATCAACCACATCATTGGAGTAGCTGGGTACTGATTCTCCGAGCTTGCCAAAGACCTCACGCTTAATCAGCATAAAGCCTGTACCGCCATTGAATATCTCGACTGGCACATTGACTGGTACAGTCACCTCGCCCACATAATTGACTAGGTTCACAACAAAGCTACCCGTATGGCTTTTAAGCTGATCGAATGGCACACCCCGATCCATGGCTGCCTTGACCGAGTGCCAGTTAATCTCCTTCTTCGGATAGATTCCACAGAGTATGTCCTTATCAGCTCGGATCATGTGGATTACATCCTCGGCTCGAAACTTAATGTCCGAATCAATGAACATTAAATGCGAACAATCCGTCTTTAAAAAGGTATGAGTTAATGAGTTCCTAGCTCTAGTGATTAGGCTTTCATTAAACATAAAGCTAAACTCTGCATCCACGCCATTAGCCTGGCAAGTGGTGAGTAATTGAATGATTGACTGGGTATAAAAACCAGCGCACATCCCACCATACATGGGTGTAGCTATAAAAATCTTAGGCTTCTTGTTGTTCTCTTGCATTTTTAAATTCCTCAATGGGTGTTAATTGTTCGGGTGTCATCACATGGTGATCGCCATAACCTAAGTTTTTAATTTGACTGTGCTTAACAAAGTCATCCCGTGTGACTGCGCCTACAATCTCCACAATAAAATCCTTGTGGTAGCGCACTAGAATGGCTGCATCGGCTTTGAAGTTAGAGAGCTTGGTAAACAATAAGAACTTAGCCCGTGTGGTCTTAACATCGACCTTTAGACCTCGATATTCAAAATCGTATCCCTTGTCACCCCCCACATAATTTTCGGTATTTACGGGTAAATCCAAATATTTGCTGACCGCCCACTCGCCCGTTAGTCCTTCTCTGGCAACGGCAAAGTTATCCCGCACTCGGTCAACCCGCTTATAGTTGATAAGCCCATGATCCCGCTTGAACTTACAGCGCTCTGCGGCTGCCCAAGCAATCTCATAAGTATCTAGGCTGGATAAGAAGTAGATCATGTTCTAGCAATAATCCAATTAATCAGAAAGGCAAGCAGAATCACTATAAAAATGATGAGTAGCTTGCAAACGGTATCCATGAAGCTATCGTCTTTTTGATTAAAGTCCATGGCTACCTCAATGCCATCAACGAAATGATGCACAGCAACAAAGCCAATAAGTAAGAAATCCACTTGACTTGCGCCAAGCGCTCTCGTTCCCACAAGCCTAGCACCACGCTTTGAATGAACTCGCTATCCTCATCCATGTAGTTAATCGGTGGTGGTACATACTTGCTGCCAATCTTGACCTTGCCTGTGTTGTATGGAACTGGTTTCATGGTATCTCCTTATTAGTGCCAGCTTGCTCAAAGAGATGGCTGGCGCACCTTACCTAACTATCCTTGCGGATTCTCCTCTGAGCTAGAGGGGATTACTTCAATCATTACTTGGCAGCCACCGCCTTTAATCGGCTTGCCACGCTCAATTAAGAGCTTTTGCACCTGGACATCCGAACTGAAAACGCCCGCACTCTCTAAGCTATCTAAAATTGCTTTGGCGCAGTTATCAATATCCATCAGCTTTTTATTGCGTGGTTGCAAAATAATGTGAACCATGAGTGACTGTGAACCCAATTTTGGAACTCTCCCTTGTAAACACGCTACCATTACTTCTTGGCGGAATAACTGCCCACGCTTACTAATAAACCTACGATGTCCACTCGCTATCCAATAATTATTAATGGATGGCGGGTAGGGCAAGTCCAGCTTAATCAGAATGGTACTTCACCGTCATTGGCATTGGTTTCTCTGGGGTACTGCTGGGGGTTTTGTGGCTTCCAAGTATCCTCAGACAAGCTAATTAACTGCCCTTTGGGGGTGTTCTTAGTCCAGCCAGCAATCTTGAGTGTTTGACCCGCTTTGTAGTCCTCAGAAAGCAAGAGTGTACCCTTCCAATCGGGTGCTTTCTCATGCTTTTTATCAGCGTTACCAAACAATACGCCTTTGCCCATCTGGGCGATATGTCCATTACTCATCAATCTCTCCTTATTTCAGCTATTTTGGTTAAAAACTTCGATGTTTGCGTACCACTAAATGTCTTTG